ACATGGGCTACATTTGATAGTAATACTGGAATCACAACGACAAAGAAAGTCAAGATTGATGATGATCTTGAGGTCACCGGTATTACAACTTCAACTGGTGGATTTGTTGGTAATGTAACTGGAACGGCCACTGGATTATCAGGAACACCAGATATCACTATTCGGAATATTACTGGGGTCGCTGCAACATTTACGGGAAATGTTTCTGTTGCAGGAACTCTCACATATGAAGATGTAACGAACATTGATTCGGTTGGTGTCGTAACTGCTAGAAGTGGAGTTCAAATTGGAGGTCCTGCAGTCATCGCGATAGAGACTGCCACTTCTACAAAAACATCAACTTCTCAAGCGTCTGTTGATTCTTTTACTGCTGCAACCTACAGATCTGCTCAGTTCCAAGTTCAAGTTACGAGAGGTAGTGCATATCACATGACAACGATTAATGTTATTCATGATGGGACATCAGCATATATGACTGAATTTGGAACGGTGAAAACGGGAACATCTCTTGCAACTTTTGATGCTGATATAAACTCTGGAAGTGTCAGACTCCTTGCAACTCCATCTTCTGCAACGTCAACCGTCTTCAAAATCTCTAAAACACTTACTACTGTCTAAATAGCAGAGCCTTGTTCTGTTAACATGCCGGAAGAAGTAAAGAAAGAGGAAGTTAAAAAAGAGGAACCCAAAAAGAAAGGTCCTTTTGGGAAACTAAAAGAAAAAGCAGAAGACTCTGAGGAACAACTCGCCATTGTTTCTACTTTTGTTCGATTGGGAATTCTTGTTTGGTCTGGTGGTATCTTGACATTAAACTATGTCACGATTCCAAATTTCCCTCAGGGAAAGATCGATCCCACATTCATAGCCTCCGTCTTCACAGGTGTTTTAGCCACCTTCGGGGTCCAGACGGCAAAGAACAAGAATGGCAATGGTGGTGGCGGTGCCTCCGGTGGTGTAAGTAAAGCAGATATGGAAAAGTTGATTGCTGCTGCATCACAAACTGCTCCTGCTCAAACAATTAGAATTGAACAAGCACCTCTTCAAATCGGAAACCCACCAGCACCTCAAGGACCCGCTAAATCAGACGACACTTACAAACTGTAACCATGCAAAAAGTAATTAATGTTTTAGCAGTTCTATCATTCGTAGGAACTGCCGGTATTATCGGTGGAGGAACAGTTGTTTATCTCCGTCGTGACGCTATCGCTGAACAAGTAAAGGAAAGAGTCGCTGCTGCGGCCGCTGAAGCAATCACAGGAGCACTTCCTGGTATGCTTGATAGTGCAATGCCTGAACTTCCCGAAGTGACTGGTGGACCTATCCCTGGAGGAGCACCCGCATTACCTTTCTAAGGAGTGAATATGGCAACACCAACGACTAAAAAGACGCCATTGAAAACTGTTGCATTAGCATTGGGCACTGTCATTGGTTTTGCCCATATCGGAGTTCTAGGCCATCTGTTAAACAAACCACAATATCCTGTAATCAATTTTCCTTCCGGTGATTACTCTTCCTATAAAGTAGAGGCAACTAGAGATGGATATAAAATTGAATACAAAGCAAATGATCCTGCTGTATTAGAATCGCATAGATCTTTGATCTTGGATAAGGATAAGCGTGGATTGTTTGGACCAACTACAGAGCATCGCACAGAATATCGTAGTGATCAATATACTATGGATGGCACCCGTAATATGGGAGGTGCCGTCAACGGCGGGGGAAAGAACCTTGCAAAAAGCGAAGAGTGCATCAGGGCGGACGCTGGAGCACGGTCACAAGGTGCAATGGCAGGGACCGCAATTAGTGCTGGTGTCATTGTTCCTGCTGTATCTGGTATTCCCTATATCGGATGGTTGGCATCTGGATGGGCACTACTTCTTGGACAGAATGCTGGATCTGAACTAGGATCAGAGATTGGCAAGACATTCAATGATTGTGACTAATAAATAAAAGGAGACTCTATTTCATTAAATGGGAAAAGGTTGGTCCGACAAATATAAGAAGTCAATCGACTGCAATAACCCCAAGGGTTTTTCCCAGAGAGCTCATTGTCAAGGCAAAAAGAAAATGAACGAAGAAGGATTGCGCGATTGGTTTGGTAAGTCCAAATCAAAAGACGGAAAATCTGGTTGGGTCAACGTTGTAACTGGTGGCACATGTGCCAGTGATGAACCTGGCGAGGGAACTCCCAAGTGCGTTTCTTCTGCAAAGCGAGCAAGCATGACAAAAGCAGAGAGACTCTCAGCACAGAGAAGAAAGAAGAAAGCAGACCCCGGTCAACAACAAAAGACTGGTGCAGCAAAACCAACTTACGTTAAAACCGACAGTCCTAGAAAAATGAAAAAAGAGGAAACAGAAGTTTCTGAAGCGACTTACCCTTCAGATTTTAGAAATCCTGATGGTTCTAAGAGATCTGTCGCCAAGAAAAAAACTGGTAGACCTAATGCACAGGGTCCAGAAAGTGGCAGAAAAGAAATCGACGAAGCAAAGGACAAGAAGGGTAAGGGTAGTGGTACAAAAGATGCCTGCTACCATAAGGTAAAGTCTCGTTATAGTGTATGGCCCTCTGCCTATGCATCAGGTGCTCTGGTCAAGTGCCGTAAGGTTGGTGCTGCCAACTGGGGTAATAGTACAAAGAAAGAGGGATTCACTCCCTCACAAATTGCCGCTCTCGAATCTGTAGGCGCTGTTGAACTCAATGAAAAGGGTCAAAAGTGCTGGAAGGGTTATGAGAAGAAAGGAACCAAAATGATGTTTGGTAAGCGGTATAACAACTGCGTTAAGAAGGAGGAAGTCGATGGACAGAATCTTGGAGACCAGGATAATTCACATGTCAGTGAGGCTACTACTGTTCCCCGTAAAAACGGTCAAACAATCTCGGTAGTTTTCACTTTCCGTGGAAAGTACATGGCAATGCGTGTATTCTTCCCCGAACTCAGAGTTCCTGCTAAGGCAGAGGTTCAGGATGCAATTGTCAAGATCTATCCTGGTGCCAGAGTGACATCATACTCTGTTGTTCCTTTTGATCCATCTGAACCCTTCTTGCAACTTCCCGAAGAAGTTGAGGAAAGTCCCATTGTGGAGGGTGACGATGGTTCATCCGTAAAAAAGCAGCAACAGATGGTTCAAAGAAAGCAACTGATGTTAGATCGTCAAAAACTTCTGCTAAGAAAAAAATCGATGCAGCAGGGGAGTCAGAGTGCGGATGTAGTCACTAGTGAATCAGCAGCATGGACCAGAAAAGCAGGAAAGAATAAAGAAGGTGGACTCAACGAAAAGGGAAGGAAGTCGTATGAGCGCGAGAACCCAGGAAGCGATCTTAAGGCACCTTCAAAGAAAGTTGGGAACCCTCGTAGAGCAAGCTTTTGTGCGCGAATGAAGGGCATGAAAAAGAAACTGACTTCTAAGAAGACAGCAAGCGATCCTAATTCAAGAATCAATAAATCACTGAGAGCCTGGAACTGCTAATGGTAAATGATGTATATCTTGGTAATCCCAATCTTAAAAAAGCAAATGCTAAGATTGAGTTTACCAGTGACCAAATTGAAGAGTTTTTAAAATGTCAGCGTGATCCTGTTTACTTCGCTCAGAACTACATCAAGATCGTAAACGTCGATGAAGGACTTGTTCCTTTTGAGATGTGGCCTTTCCAAGAAAAACTGATTGAACGGTTTCATGCAAACCGTTTTAATATCTGTATGATGCCACGACAGACTGGTAAGTCTACAACGTCGGTATCATATCTTCTTCATTATGCAATCTTCAATGCCAATGTCAATATTGGTATTCTTGCTAACAAAGCATCAACTGCAAGAGACCTATTAGCAAGACTTCAGACAGCATATGAGAACCTGCCAAAGTGGATGCAGCAGGGTGTGCTTGTTTGGAACAAGGGTAGTCTTGAACTAGAGAACGGTTCAAAGATTATGGCAGCGTCTACCTCAGCTGCAGCAGTTCGGGGTATGACCTTCAATATCATTTTCTTGGACGAATTTGCGTTCGTTCCAAATCATATTGCTGACGATTTCTTCAGTTCAGTATACCCTACAATTTCATCTGGTAAATCAACCAAGATCATTATTGTTTCTACCCCCAAGGGTATGAATCATTTCTATCGTCTTTGGCATGATGCAGAGCGCGGTGCAAATGAGTATGTTCCCACACAGGTTCACTGGTCAGAAGTCCCTGGTAGAGATGAGAAGTGGCGGGAGCAAACTATCAAGAACACTTCGGAGCAGCAGTTCCGTGTTGAGTTTGAGTGTGAGTTCCTCGGATCTGTCGATACACTGATTGCCCCAGGTAAGTTGCGGTCAATGGTTTATGACAGTCCTCTAACGTCAAACAAGGGTCTTGATGTTTTTGCAGAACCTGTTCCTGGTCGCGACTATGTTTGCACAGTTGACGTTGCTCGTGGTGTTGGAGAGGATGAAATTGT